AAATGAGATACTTTAGGCTATCAGACTTTGACTGTCAGGAAACTGGAAGCAATGAAATGTCAGAAGAGTTTCTTGAGAAGCTGGATGATCTTAGGCATAAGTGTGGCTTCCCATTCATCATTACAAGTGGTTACAGAGATCCGACCCATAGCATTGAGGCAAGAAAGGCAAAGGCAGGAAACCATGCCAGAGGGATTGCTAGTGACATACGAATTAACAACGGTAGCCAAGCATATGCTATCATTAAACATGCTCAGTCAATGGGATTTAATGGTATAGGAGTCGCTAAGACTTTCATCCATGTAGACACTAGAGATACTACTCCGGTGGTATGGTGTTACTGAAACACGTACAGGTGAGATATGCCCTTAAAAAAATTACAGTTAAAAGCAGGAGTTAACCGTGAAAACACTAGATACACTAGTGAAGGCGGTTGGTATGAAAGCGATAAGGTAAGGTTCAGGCAAGGTATGCCTGAGAAAATTGGTGGGTGGCAACGTATATCTACGGCTACTTTTCAAGGTGTTTGTCGTTCGCTACACTCGTGGGTAACTCTTGCCAATATAACTCTAACGAGTGTAGGTACAAATCTTAAATACTACCTAGAGAATGGCGGTGCTTATTACGACATAACGCCTATACGCGCTACTGTTACGCTTACAAACCCGTTTACTACTGCTAGTGGCTCTACAACAGTAACTGTTACCGATGCTAACGGGGGGTATACTGATGGAGATTTTGTTACTTTTAGCAATGCCTCTGCATCTGGAGGGCTTACGTTAAATGGCGAGTTCCAGATAACATTTTCGACAGGTAATACTTATACTATTACCGCAGCTTCGGCGGCTAATTCAAATGCTACAGGTGGCGGTACAGTTACAGCTACATATCAAATTAACTCTGGAACCGCGTTAGAAGTCCCCCTAGTAGGTTGGAGTGCAGGTACGTGGGGCGAAGGTACGTGGGGTAATGGTGGAGCTAGTACAGAAAGCCTTCGTATATGGAGCCAAGGTAATTTTGGAGAGGATTTAATACTTGGTCACCGAGGCAGTCCTATATACTTCTGGGATGCTTCAGAAAACACCCCCCTAGAGAATCCTGCTACCCTACTTAGCGCGGAGTCTGGGGCGTCAAATGTACCTACGGTACAGAATATAATACTCGTATCAGATATTAATAGATTTGTGTTTTGTTTTGGCGCTAACACGCTAGGCACTACTACTCAAGACCCCCTGCTAATTCGGTGGTCTGACCAAGAAAATGCTACTAACTGGACGCCTGCTGCAACTACTCAAGCGGGCGATATTAGGTTATCACGGGGATCAGAAATAGTAGCGGCAGAGCAGACACGGCAAGAACTTTTAGTGTGGACTGACTCCTCTGTATACTCTCTACAGTATGTCGGGGCACCTGCGGTATGGGCAGCGCAGCTTGTGGGAGAGAACTCTTCTATAGTGTCTCAAAATAGCGTAGCTGTTGCCGATAACGTCGCCTACTGGTTTGGCAAAGATAAATTCTATATGTATGACGGGGGAGTAAAAGTGCTACCTTGTGACGTAAAACGATACGTATTTAGGGATATGAACAGAGATAATATAGAACAGATATTTGGTAGTACCAACGAAGGGTTTGATGAGATATGGTGGTTCTACCCGTCTTCTAATAGTGATACTAACGACAGATATGTTGTATACAACTACGTACAAAAAATATGGTACTACGGTAACCTAGCACGTACCGCTTGGATAGACTCTGGTATAGGAGATTTCCCCGTAGCCGCTACTAATAGCAATAACCTAGTACAACACGAAGTAGGGCTGGACGACGCCGAAACAGGCACCACAGTGCCAATAGTAGCCTCTATAACGTCTGCACAGTTTGACTTAGATGACGGGCATAAGTTTATGCTAGTGTCTCGTATGTTGCCTGATATAACCTTTGACGGGTCTACGGCAAATTCACCCGTTGTAACCATGTCCATGTCTGCTTTGCAAAACTCTGGCTCTGGGTTTAACGACCCTCTATCAGAAAGTGGAAACAGCGGTGGCTCCGTAGTTAGGACAGCTACCTCTCCCGTTGAACAATTTACGCAGGAGATATACTTGCGCGTGCGAGGTAGGCAAGTCAGCTTTAAAGTAGAGTCTACCGCCCAAGGAGTAACGTGGCAGTTAGGCTCGCCTCGCGTTGATATGCGACCAGATGGGAGAAGATAATGTCGGTAGATTTTACAGATTATGGGGTAGAGTTCCGCGCTCCTTTGTTACCTAGTCCTCCTGAAGAGTACGATAAACTAGCGTTTGAAAAGTTTAATAACTCTCTACGTCTGTACTTTAATCAGGTAGATCAAGCCCTGAGAAATGATACACTTGCGCTTCAATCTGAAGCTACTACTTGGTTTATGAGCTAATGGCTAATACATACGTAAACGCGAAGGTCGATCTAACTGCTACTAGTGTAACTACATTGTATACCTGCGCAGCTTTGACTACGGGTATAGTTAAATCTATGTTAGTATCTGAAGACACGGGTAACGCGGACACTATTACCGTGACAATAACTAATGGCAGTACTGTGTATAGCCTGTTTAAAACAAAAGCTGTGGGTGCAAATACTACAGTAGAGTTATTGACCGCTCCGTTAGTAGTACAGGCGGGGGAGATATTAAAAGTAACCGCAGCTACTGCCAACAGACTGCATGTCGTAGCCAGCATCTTGGAGATTACGTAATATGGCTACTTACACGCCTTTAACTTTAATACCTCATCCAGATGTAGAAGGTAAGTACACACTAGTTTCGGCTGATGGAGAAACTTTAGGCGGAACTTACAATGCGGATGGAACAGCGTTTAAAGATCAAAGAGCACCTTGGGACGATAGTGGTACCGTTGCTCCTTATGACGATGGTAGTAAAAATCCAGATATAGACCCTAAAGAATATACACCTGCCAACATAGTAGAGGAAGACTCATTTTACGATGATTTTAATCTAGCTAGTTGGTACGCAAGAATATTAAAAGGAGATACTTTTGACGCTGACCTCCAAACCAAAAAAGATTATGCCTCTAGCAACTTTGATCCTAACCGTGGAGAACTAGCAGGGACAAATTCTGATGGTTGGGCTATGGATGAATTGTTAGGTCTACCTTTTGTAGACCATATTAGGGAAGGTGGGATTAGTAATAGTATCTCACTCTCAAGTCCTTTTGAAGTAGATTACGATTACGGATACGACAACCAAAACCTATATATGAAGCTACCAGAAACGGGTGGCAGTAACAGCATGATTCAAGGGTTTTCTGACGAGGAACGTGCGCAATATCAAGATTTAATGGATCGTGGCAGGTTTATAGATTCTAGCGACGGTAATGCTGGGCCGGGCGAATACACGATGATCTGGATCGAAGACCCCCCAGAGGCAAGTGCTTGGTCACAGTTTTTAAGTAACCCAGTAGTAAACCTAATGGCCGCAATAATTCCCGGCGGTGCGCAAGTTATAGCCACGTTAAAAGCCGTGTCAGGCGAGACTATGCACGCAAGTGACTGGTTTGCTTATGCTGGTGGGTACGATGTTGTAGGCAAAGAATTTGGAAAGTTTGCTGCTGATATGGGAGAGGTCGCAAGCGCCGCTGTGGGTGGTAGTGAGTTTTTAGCTAAAGCGGTAACTACCGGAACTAAGAATGCTATTGCTGCATTAATAACAGACCAAGACCCCCTAGAGGCGTTCTTAACAGGAGGCGTACAAGTAGCCGTTGGTAGAATACTGGGAGAGGTAAACAAGCTAACGGGTGGGGCATTAGATAGTTTAGAAGAAATAGGCGTATTTACTGACGACACTAGAGTATATGGCGACGACGGCAAAGGCGGCAAAAAATTAATATCGGGGTCAGAATCTCAGTCGGTAGGTAAAATAGCTAGAAGCATGATACAAGAGGCTGTTGCTTCTCAGTTAGCTACGGGCGACATAAACAAAGCTCGCATGGCTCAGATAGTATCGTCAGCAGTAATTACTACAGATACATTAAAAGGTTTTGTAGGAGAAAGACTACCTTCTGGTGGCATACAGATGATTGCTACTTCTCTCCAGAGTTCGCTAAACGCGGCTATATTAGGGGGAGATGTTTCTG